CACTCCTTCCATTTGAACTGCGGTTTACCGCTCGCGTCGTTTGTGTAGTAGGCGGCTCCTGCGAGGATGGCTTCTTTTCTCAGTGCCGTGTCACCTCTGGTGAATCCTAAGATAATTCCGATGATGAACATGCTCACAGCAACTGCGCCTGTGAGTTTTGCTAAAGTGTCGTCGCTCATTTGCCCTCCCTCGCTTTGAGCATCGCGTCGGCGTATTCATAGGCAGATCGGGAAACCAATTCCCCATCCTTCTTGCTACTGGCCGGAACGCTCGCGTCCGAGATGATTCCCTGCAACGCAGCCGCCGCGAAGTAGTCTCTGACAGTGATACCAGATCTCGAACCGTAATGGGTCATGCAAGGTTGACCGTCTTGATAGAATCCATGCGTTGTCGCGGTTGCAGCAGTTGGAAACGCCGGTCCTCCGTCGTTGATTGTTCCTCCTTTGATTGGAAAGTTTCCGATTCCCATGTCCTCGCTTCGGAAAAATACGTTTGGGTTTGGTTGGTTGCTCATTTGGTTTCCTGTCTCTTTAGATATTCTGCAATTGCCTCATCTGCTACGTATTGCAGTTTGTATCCTCTCTTTGCTGCGTATTCCTTCAATCTCCGATGCGTGTCGTCTGACACGACGAAGACTTTCGATGTTGGTCGTTTGGGTTTTGGTTTGTTCATTTTATTCGCTCGTAATCGCTTCGTGAATGACCTTGAAATGCTCGGCAAAAATGCCGTCTCGAATAGCCAGCGCGATCTGGCGATGCTCCTTCTGCGTACCCTTCGCACACCGCTGCTCGAAGTAATGAATCCATGAGCGGATGTTTCCAGTCATGTAGAGTGTCGTCTGCGTGCAGAGCGGAAGAACCATGCGAGCAGTCTCGCGGCTCACACCCTCTTGCAGGAGCGAGCGGTACGTCTTGAACGCAAGATCGACAGACTTGGCAACCGCGTCGTAAGCCCAGTCTTGATCGAAAGTGTCGCCACTTCCCTGGCGGTTGACTCGATCCTGAGTGCGAAGTTCGACCGGCTCCGGCGAATCACTCGGCGCATACCGTTGTGAAAATTCTTGGAAGCAGAACGAGCGATGACGAATAATCTGAGCGGAGATGGCGCGGCTGGTCTGAATCTCGACCGTCATGCTGGCCTGCTCGAAAATGCTCCAATGGCCGTTCTTGATGCAGTAGGCCAGTAACTTCGGAGCGGTGAGCAGACTCATCTGGTTCGACGGATTGCTGACTCGCGCTGCGAACGTGATGAAGTCGGATGCGGTCATGTTACCGTCGCCGACAAGTGGTTTTGTGATTGCTGCGATTTTGACTTTCATGGATGCGAATTGGATGCGTTGGGATTGAATGATCGTGCGTTGTCTGGGAATGCGCACCCCTCCTTGGTCCGTTTAGAACGGCTTTTCTTCGTCAGACTCAGGAGCAGTCGGCGCAGGAGCTGCCTTCATGTTCTTGATGCGATACGTTTTCTTCTTCTCTCCATTCGATTCGTACTCTTCAGCACGGACAGTGATGGCCAACTCTAAGCCAATCATTGAGCGCAGGAAGTTGGCATAGCTGCCCTTGACACCGAGGAAGTCCACCTCGGTTCCATCCGGTACATTGTGGTTGGTGGCGGCGACAAGCTGGTTGACGCGGAACCAGACATTCTCCTGGTTGATGAAACGGTCGGCGATGCTTGATCCGTCCTCGGTTGCGAATGTCACCTTGCAGACCTCGCGGCCCTTGGCGTCGAGCGTTTCCTCGACCTTCATCACGGTGACGGTGTACTCGCCTTCAGCGTTGATGTAGCTGCCTCCGGCGTCCTTACGATTGACTTTGAACATATTGTTTTAGGGATTTGGATTGTGGTCTAACTCTCGGATTTATTCAGCACCCATTTCGGGCATGAAAGTGTTTGTGTTGCAGTCGGATAGGCTGGCCAACTGTCCAGTGCGCGGCACTCGTGGAGCGTCGAGATGGCTTTACGCCGCAGATTCTCACCGGCCTGAAGCCATTCGATGTCCAGCTTGTAGATACCGACGGCGTACGGGGCCTTGCGTTCGACGGCTACGAAGATGAAGTTCTCAGTTCCGGTCATCGCCAGATAGTGCGCGGCTTGAATGTGGTAGCCGAACGTGGTGACGGTCCTTGAGAACGCTTCAGCCGAAGCGTCGTCCGTTGTTTTCACATCGACCAGCGTGTCGTTATCGACCCAAAGATCAGGGCGAGCTTTCAATGGTAGGCCAGTCTCCTCATCTTGAGCGAAGACACTCGCCTCAATCTTGTGTGGCAGGTTGATGATGTCCCAGAACGGATGGCGGCGGACACTGTTCGCGACGCCCTGGACATCAATGTCCTCGGCATGAGTCAGGTGGATGCGGCTCTTATGCTGCTCTTTCCATGCTTTGCCCTCCTTGTTACGACCGTCGATGTCCGGCGGAATCACGGCGACAACCTGAGAGTACAGTTGCGGTTCGAGAACAGCGGTATGAATCGCCGTGCCAAGCTGCATGGCTTTCGTCGGCTCTTGATGCTCCTCCAAAGCGGCTTTGTAATGGGCCGGTGACTTGAGGATCTTGGTCATCATCGACTTTGAGAGAGCATCAACGGCGTGATACTTCTCGGCTGGCATGTCGAAATTAACGTGGCGGTTTAGAATGCTCATTCGAGTGTGGGAGCTGAAAATGCCTTAGCCTTGGAGATGAAACCGTCAGGATCGGACACGATCATGTTGGCCACCTTGGTGCTGACATCGCGGAAGTTCTGACCTTCCTTGATGAGGTTCTTCGAGAGCAGGAACGCATTGGCGATGTCGCTGTGCGGTTCGAGGATTTGCTCCAGCTTGTCTACAAGCGAGAAGGTTGATTCCGGTGTCACATTGACCGTCTGGCGCGTTTGAGTGGCGACGGTGGGTGTTGATGGGGTGTTGAAGTCGGCCACCTCCTCCGGCGTGTATCGGCCTTGCGTGATTCGCGGATCGAGCATGCGAGTCGCCTTGCTGATGACCCGCGCACGGAGCATCTCAGCGGGGAACTTCGCCCAGCCGCTTCCCGGCTTTGCGGGGATTAGACCGGCAATCTTCGCATCCTCTGCGGTGAATGAGACGCGAACCTTCTTCACACCCTTGCTGAAGTCGGCAATCGCCGCCACCGCATCGAACTGAATCCAGTCGATGTCCCATCCGGCATTCATCAGACCGGAGAGCATCGACTCGCTCTTCATGGTGATGTTGCCGTTGATCAAATGGTTCTCGCGCTTCCAGGAAAGCGGAGTCATCCGGCTGGCGATGCACTCAAGAGCGAGGACATAGCCTTGCTCAGGTTTGACACATCCGAACATGCCGGAGTGTGCGATCCAATCACCCATAGTCTTCACCGCATCCATCGGACTGTCGATGCGGTCGTAGAAGTCAGGACTGGCCGGACTCAGAGGTTGCGTTGCTGCTGTCGTTGGAACTAGGTTGCTGCTCATTTGTATTCTCTATCTGCTGTTTTGGTTTCTTGCTTGCGTACGGATTCACAGCTCCGGTCATTGCTCGACTCTCAAGAATCGCCGCGATGTCGGACTCGGTGAAAAGGATTCGTCGGCCAATTCTCCTGTGCTGGATGCCGTCATTGCGAACGATTCGCCTTAGCGTCTCGGTGCAAATTTGAAGCATCGCTGCTGTGGCTTTGGCGGTGTAAACTTTCAAATTTGAAAAGGGGGATGGCAACTGGGTGATCAATCACGGGTGAAATCCAAAACACCCTGTCGCGCCACCTCGACGCGCTCTATGCCCAGTTGCCAAAAAATTGTCATCGTTGCGGACGTAGTGTTGCAGTTGTCTCAAGTCGTTGCAAGAGGGTTTTCAAAAATTTTTCGGCCTAGTCGTGCCTCGATTCTTTGGAGGTAGGCCACCTGCTCCGGTGTTCCGTTCACGCCGCTGCCGTTGAGGAACGTCACGCGCTGGTCCATGAGATGTTCCTTGCGGCGTTGCCATTCCTTGTCGGATTCGCCGTCGTCGCGTCGGATCGTGTACGGGCCGTTGCGGAGTTCTAGGGTGTACGTTTCGGCGTTTGGATTAAAAGGCTGACGCTCTGGTTTCGGTCCGAAGCCTTCCCAGGTGTCGATGTCGGTGTCTCTACCGGATTCCAGTTCCTCCATGATTTTCTTGTTCGAAGCCTCAATTTCATTGAGACGCTTCGACATCTTCTCAAGGAATTTTGCGAGCTTATCGAATTTTTCGACGGTAACGAATTGCTGGTTTTCCATGGTTGTCAGGGTTTACTAGTTTCCGAAAATTTCCTTTAGGTCTGCGGCAAGATCGTCAGCGGAAGAGGTTTCTGGTTCCGTTGTGGCTGATTGCTTTTCCTCCTTCTGCTTTCTCCTGCCTCGCTGCCTGGCATTACGCAGGGCATTGATGGCCTTCCAAAGCTGGGCGATTTCCCGCCGGATATCCGACAGCTTGCGCGACTCAAGATCCTTCTGCGCCTCCTCATCGGACGGTTTCCAGTCGCAGCCATGCCAGACCCGTTCGATCCGATCAAAAA